ATAGGGGTGCAGGACCCCGGGGGAGTGCTAGTCTCCCGACGGAGACTGGTTAGAGATGTGTCGACTTCTGTTGACCTCCTAGCTGGTCTCCCCCCCATGGTTGAGGGGAAAACGCCACTTGGGGTTGCCGAGAACCTCATTTTAGAACCGTTAAAACAGTGTGTGGAAAAGCTCTTATTAGCATTTCGTGCTTTTGGTTATAAGAGTACCGATGATACCGAAGTCATCGCTCGAAACCTTTTCCATCTTAGGGAGTGTGCCCGTGGAATTGATGATATTGACCCTTGGGTCAAATTAATGAAATATAAAATATCATCGTTTTCCGGTGTTTGGCGTGATCAATTAAAGTCACGCTACCCTAAATGCCCTTTCACTGAAAGAAAGGATGAGCCGAGGGTGCTTTTGCTAGGTCGTCCAGATAGATTTGTTAATTCTCTTAGGAAGAAGAATCCAAAACTTTTCAATAGTCTTATTTCTACATTTGGACAATGTGTTAAAATGGTCTTGCCCAGACCATCAAAACGCTTTGTCGAAGATAGAGTTAAAAAGACGATTGATAAGGTGTTTTTAACACCACGTTGTTATAAGGATACTTCTGATGAGTTCTGGGGACTACAACCGAATGCGGATAATTTCGAAGACATCATTAAGAAAGATGATGCTGCAGAGTTTACTCGACCCAAGATCCCCAAAGGGGGGAGGCGAATAAAAGATCACAGTCGTTTTTCTAATGTTTTAATAAATAGACAATTTATTTGTCGTGAAATTAAACGTACGGTTAAGGAGTTGATTGGGGATAAAGAAATGAAATTAGAGGACTTATATAAGCCCTATTTCCCCTCAACTTCAGCAAATTACACCTACTCGAATAAAGACGGAGGTTCTGTCAGTGCCATCCTAGAGATAAAGGATGTGACAGATATTCTTGAAGAGTTCCACTTATCTGCGGAAATTAAGAATATTCTCAGTCTAACCGGACAAACCGACTTTCTTAGCCACTTCTTAAATGTTAAGGAGAAACCCGTTCGGGTTTGGAATGAGGCTAAGATGGAATTCGAAGAGGGAGGTCATTATTATGAATGGTGTGACGATAAAGTCAATTTAACCTATGAAAAGGTTTACACTATCATATTGGAACATGCGAAGCGTGAAGATCCTTTCATTAAACCTGTTGGTCTAATTGAGGCTCTTAAAGCTCGCATTATTACAAAATGTCCTCCTCTAATGAATTTTGTCTTAAAACCAGTCCAAAAGTTTCTTCATAATATTTTAAGAAGACATAGAACATTTCAACTTTTGGGTAAGACTGTCGATTCGGCTACTATAAGCCAGGTTATTGGTGCTCGTTTAACGGATAATGAGTACATATCTGGTGATTTTGATGATGCAACTAATGAAATTAAA